TCACGCCGCATCCATTGGACCTGCACAATGCACGAAAGCCGTGCGGGCTCAATTGGCCGCAATTCTTTTTTGATGAACAGACACAACATCCGAAAAAGCTGCACCCGCAACGGCAGCAGTTCCAGCGCCAATTGACCGAGCGCGTCATACGTCCGCGCCAAATTGCGGATTTTGCGTTCGTGCGAATTATCACCCGCGAATTCCCTATATAGCTCAGGATTGACAGGCGCAGCGGAATAGGTCAACGGGCCCGCGTGGTCTGAATTTGTCATGGTTCGCCCTTTCAGTGGCTCGGATAAACTACGTCGATAGATGGATCAGCGCAAGCCGTGCAGGCTCCGCACTTCGCCCGATCACTCCCCGTCTTCAGCTTTTGTGCAGCGACAGCAGGGCAGACGATGCACCGGCGCCCGGTCGCCTTGCGCCGATTGGATGCCGCGATCTTTGCCGCATCGACACCCCCGCCGACCGTGACCCACGACACGGGCCCGGACGCCTCGACGAATCGCCGCTCGGTCGTCCCAGACTCGCGGACAGTCACCCCGAGCCCGCGCAAGGCCCGCCGATACCGTGCCGCTTTCGCTTTTGTCTCGATAGGGAAATGGATCGGCACGCCGTGCCCGACCAGCCACGCGCAGAGATCGCGCAAGGCGCGAACGTCATCAGCACCAGGCCGAGCGGGTAGCGAACCGGAAACCATGAACCGGAACCATATGGGCGTGAACCCGGCACGCCGCGCCGATTGAAGTTCGGTGAGAGCATCGCGACAGGTGGCCGCGACCCCCTGCGCGTGATGCCGGTCGAGCTTCGCCGCATATGCTTTGTAGCGCTTCTCGGTGCGCTCCGCGTAGCAGCGTGTCCCATAGTGCGGACACCGCTTGGAGCAGTGCGCGTCGGCGCTAGGCGCGAAGGAGAGCCCCAACGAACCGGGGGCCCCCTTCCCGAAGTTTGTACAGGTTTGCGCGATTACCTTTAGACGCATTCTTCACCCGCTTCCCGAATAGCTTTTTCGTGCTTGTGGAGATCGTCCGCCGCCGCGTAAAGCGCCGACCGGAGCCCATCGAGCGGGTGATGGTCGTACGTCTCACCCTCGGGGATGATGTCATGCAGGACCGTCCCGAGATCCTCCGCGTGTTCATCGAGCGCCGACGCCATGCCGCGCATGATGCCCGAGAGCATCGACGCGAGCCAGCTTGCCGCGTGGGGATCAGGGACATCGAAGTCGAATTCGATACGGTCTACCATCAGTCAATCCCCCATGTGCGAGTGATCATGCAAACCGTCCGGGTTTGGCTTGTGTATCTGTAATCCAGACGATGCCCGTCGCGGATCTCGACGTTGGCGATCTCGTCGTTGCCCGCTGAATTCTCGCCTTCAATCAGTACATACTTGCCGCCGTGTCCCTGCGCTCGCAGGGCTTCCAGTTCGCGGATCAAGCCGCATACGGTCATATGTCGGGTGTCACTCATCGCTGTCCCCCTCCTCGTCCAGTTTGTTTTCGAATCCGTCGGCCAGATTCGTTTCGACGCGCCGCAGTTCCCGGACCAGCCAGTCGATGATCATGGGCTCCAGATCGTCTTCGATCTCTTCCGCGAAGTCCTGGGCCACCTCTTCAACAACGTCGTCGAAGTTGTCATCGGTTGCACCGGTGAAGTTGAACGCGGAGAATTCCCCCTTGATCCATTCTTCAACCGCTTCCCGTACCATTGTGTTCGTGTAGCTCATCATGCACCCCCTTCATGGGCTGTTTGTTCCAGATGCTCGCGTTCGCTGTAGTCGTCTTCATCCAGTACCGGGTAGGCTTCGAGTTCCTCCTCGATCCTGAACGCTTCCCGCTCTAGGATGCTCCGGGGCTTCACCAGCAGGATCTCGAACCAGCCGACCGCCCAGTGATTGAAGCGGTGAACCTCCCACGCCTCGCCGTCCGGGTCGATAGCTTCCATGCGATCCATGGCCGCGTGCCAGTTGGACAGGTCGAGCGCCTCGGAGTCGCGGGTGATCGTGCAGGGAAGCACGTACCACTCCAGCCGCTCCGCGAGTGCGGAGAAGCTAGAGCCGGTGCGGTCCCACGGTGAAGGGCGGAAGTCGCAATATCGCTTCATCGGTCGCCCCCTTCCCGGTGGTCCTCGTGGACTTCGTCCTGCACCAGATAGGACAGCAGGAACCGGGCAGTCATCCCGTACTTGGTGCAGACCTCGCGCAGGCTCATGTTCCCCGCGAGCGGGTGCATGTCCTCATGAAGGTCCCAGTCCAGCCGCTCGATGTCCTCATCGGTCGGGTATCGCTTGAACAGGTCGGCTCGTGTTTCGATCATCGTCATCGTGTACCCCTTTCAGTGGGTAGAGTCGGGAGCGGGTGCGCGATCCGTGCGCTGGGTCGGCCAGACCCCCCGCTCCCCGTGTTTGTGTTCACCAGACTGAGCCGATCTCAACCGGGTGCTCGCGCTTCATCTCAGCGGGTCGCAGGTCCTGTATCAGGATCGGGCGGGCGTTAGTGCCCTCCCACGTGAGCCCGCCGAAGTCGCTCGCGTATGCCTTTGTGGGCAGATCTTCGCCTTCCCCGACCCACATCCAGATAAGCGCCTTCACGCGGCCGCCTCCTCCGGACTCCTTCAGGTTCTCGATGCACTCCTCATAGGTGGCACCGTTGCCCCAGTGGTGAACGCCGATGCCGACGAAGCGGAGGCGCTTCGGCTCCTCCTTCGGCTCATCGACGGGTGAAACCTCAGTGCCGTCGCGGGTGACGGCGTCCGCGATCTCCTCCCCCAGTTCCTTTGCTGCCTGTACAAGCTTCTTCATGGTGTACCCCTTTCAGTGGGTAGTGGTTTCCCGGATTGTACCGGATTCTGCATCCAGATGTCGGCCATATCCCCCCCCGTTCTCTACTTTGTATGATGATCCCGGGGAGGAGCAGACACGGCAGCGCCTGGTCTATCAGGTACCAGAACCCGTGCCGGTGATCATGCTGCAGGGTGGGGTATCTCTCCCCCCATCCGCCCCGTTTGTACCGGGTGCCGTGGCTCGACCGTGCCCGATCGAAGCGTACCGGGGCCATCCTGCTGCGCTGCTGCGCCCCCAGCGCACACGGGCCCGCTCGGGCCTGCTGCGCACGTGCTGCGCCTGCGCTGCTGCGCCTGCGCTGCGCTATGGATGGAACGCGCCCGCGCCCGCGCCCGCGTTGCCAGACCCCCCCCGTGCCGAGCGGTGTATAATACTATCTCTCCCCCAGGCACATGGATCAAACTGTGGTATACAACCGTAAAACTCCGCCTAACAAAGAGCAAGTCCGCAAGGACCTCATCATTGCAGGTACGTACGAGGTATTCCGTGAGTTAATCAAACATCACGAGAAGGCTGGCTTAGCGAGTGAGGCCGCATATTGGCAGGCTTACAAGGATGTGACATCGGGCGTGACTGAGCCACCGAGCGAGTCCAAACCCAAAAGCGGTACGATTGTACCGGTGCAAGACGAAGCTATGGCTTCGAAGATGGTGGGGAAGAAAAACTTTAAGAAGAAGACCGCCACGCCAATTGAAAACTTGCAGTGGGTTGCGAGTCATTTGTGTGTTGAGGATGTCAAGCCACGTGACGCGCCGAGTAGTACAGCGTGGGGAATGTTGATGTGGGCCAGGAGTAGTCCGACTACAGAAAACATCTTTTGGTCTAATTTGTTTACGAAGTCTATGCCGACAAAACAACAATTGGATCACGAGGCGACTAAGAACGACGCTTCAGATGTGATAAGATTGATAGATGAAGTAGCGCGGATTTCTAAGGAATCCACCAATGACTGACATGGAAGAAGAGCACAAAAAAGGGGAACGATCAGTGTTGAAAGCTGACGGGTTTGACCATTGCATTATGGGACTTGGTCGTATCGCAAACACGTTTTCGATTGCGTATGACGAGGACAAGGTTATTTCAACTTTGTGTGATCGCGACGGCATGAGTTTGGATGATGCACGGGAGTATTTCGAGTTCAACATAGCCAGCGCATTTGTAGGTGACGGGACACCTACATTTGTGCGGTTTATGTCGCTTGAGCACATACTAGAGCAGGCAGAGGGTGTCTAAGAAAAAGCGCAAAGACAAGATTGATGTGAAGGTGCATCCATCTTGGGATAAGCGCACGTATTCGAATGTGAAAAAGGATGCGTTATCTTTGACTCACAGCACGTTAAATGAATTGGGGTCCACGTGTCCTGAGCACTTGATTCAAGGGATACGCGGTTTGTCGTTTGTGTTGGAAGACATTGCTGCATCACCTGGCGTTGTGGAAGAGGATGACGAGCGCGACATTTTGTACACTGCTGAAAGACTGCGCATTTACACAGCAGCCTTGTTGACTAAAATGCCAGACAAGAAAAAAGTCGGCGTGAAGAGGCACAAGAGAAATGCCAAAAATTGACATTGAAGAAGACTGGGGTTTCAAGGTTGATGGGACCTGCGAAACGCCATATGAGGCCAAGGAATACGTGCAGAAAGCGTTGCTGTGGCTATGTGAAGAGCACCACATCAGTCAAGCCGAAGTCTTTAACACGAAGGCTGACAAGAGTCTTATGGTCCGCGATTTGTGGCATTTCATTGCGCTTGAAGCCTTGAGACCATGGATGGACAAGATTGAGATATCCAGGTTTGTGAATTGCCATTCACACAGCACGTTTTACGAGAGTTGGAAAAGACAGGAACGGCGCCATAAGCAAGAACAAGTTCTATGAAATGGTCCCCAAGGATTTGCAGGAGAACCTGAAGTTTCGCAAGAAGATTGTTGAACTGGGTTCTGAAAGCACTGCAAACGCTCAAGACTTGTGGCAGATGTGCGCCAAGGACTTGTTGTTTTATGTCAACACGTTTTGCTGGACATACGACCCTAGAAAGGCCGTAGCCAGCATTCCGTTTCTGACATACGATTTTCAAGATAGTTCAATGTTGGATATGGATGATTCCATTGGCAAGCGGGACATTCTGATTGAGAAGAGCCGTGACATGGGCGCATCGTGGATGTTGCTGATC